AAAACAATTATTATTTTGACAATGTTCAATTAGATGTGCAGTACAATGTTATTTCTACAGTTGTTACTACTTACTTACAGTATATAGAAACACAAGTTATGCTTAATGAAACAGTAGCATCAACCGATACTTATGATTATGAAGATACAACACCAGAACCTTCTTATGAAGAAATGGATAATTACGATGTTGGTGTTCCTGATGATATTGTTTCCATAGATATTGTCCCTACAGAAACAGTTGTGTTTGAGCAAACAGTAGAATATGCTCCTATTGTTGAAACGAATTCTTTTGAAGCAGAAGTTGTAACTATGGAAACAGTGGTAGAAGATATTCAAGAAGTGCTTTCTATGCCAGACATACAAGAGCAACCAGAAGTTATTGAAGCTCCTCAACCAGAGCCAGAACCAGCAGAGCCAGAACCAGTAGAAGTTCAATCAAAACCAGAAGAAAGTGTTGAAATAGCTGAAAATCAAGAATCTGAAGAGATTTCAACCTCCGTAGATGCTCCAGGAGAGCCAGTAGAAGAACCTGAGACAGAAAAGGTTGCGGAAGAAACAGAGATTTCTGAAATAAAAGAAGAGGTTAAAGAAGATGTTAAAAAAGAATCTAAACCAGAACCGAAGGAAGTTGCAAAGGAAGAATCTAAGGAGAAAGAAGAGGTCAAAGAGGTAAAGGTTGCGGACAAACCAACTAAGAAACAAGAAGCTAAACAAGAAAAAGCTAAAGAAATCATGCAAAGTTTCGACAGCCAATATGATGCCGTAGCTCAATTAACTACATTAGCTTTAGTAAATGCATTAGGTGCAGATATCAAAACTTATCAGCAAATCCCTACACAAGTACAACCAACATGGTATGAATCAAAAGATATTTATGCAGAAACTATGCTACAAGATCCATTAGGTAATTATTTTGGAGTCCGAGATAGTTTAGTATTTGAAAAAATGATAGGAGCACAATATGAGTGAAGTAGAATACAAAGGAATAAAATTCCGTGGTGGTAAATTACTTTTCATCTTCCCATTGTTAGGAGCAATTGGTGGTTCTGTATGGGCAGGATTTGAAGGCTATGCTAGGTGGGTTGCAATGGAAGACCAAATTTCTAGTTATACAGCACCAGATCTTAGTGGATTTCAAAAACAATTAGGTGATTTTAATGCAACAATAAAAGTTACCAATGAAAAAATTGATAGCTTAGGAATCAAATTAGAGAGTGAAATATCTAATATGAATCAAATTTTGCAATCAGAAATATCTACAGCATTACAGTTAATAACCTCTGCACAAGATGATGTTAGGCAGATGAAAAATGATGTTCGGTCGGATATTAATAACATTTTAGACCAGATATCTTCTGTTGATAAAAGAAGTAGAGATTTAAATCAAGAGACTCGTGGTAGCACTAGAACTTCTGAAAATGATATGAGAACTTTGATACAGCATGCAGAGGATAGGTTTGATTCTAAGCGAACAGCGATAGAGTCTGATGCCAATAGGCGCAATGAAGCATTAGATGCAAAATTAAAAGAATTAGAAGACAGATTAAGAGATATGTTAACAAGAGCTTTGAACAATCCACTAGCTGGTCAGTAAATTTTATATTATGTTAAGCAGAAGGAGACGAAAATGGACGATGTTGAAGTTTTAATAACAGGAGTCTCAATGAAAAGCGAGGTGAAAGTTGACAGTAACAGATCTATTGGAGACGATAAAGAAGACGTTGGAAATCAAGAAGAGAGATCTAGCGAACGAGATGATAGAGGGAAGGATCTCTGATTTTTCTCAATATCAAAAGAACGTTGGTATTGCTGAAGGCTTAACTTTAGCCCAAAGCACTATTGATGATGTTTTTAAAAAACTAGATAGAGAGGATGAATAACATGGCTCATCTCCATGAAGTAAAAGAAAGTTGGGGCAATGACCCTGAAATACAAAATCCAAAACATTTACCAAAACCGACAGGTTGGAGAGTTTTGGTTAAACCACAAGTTCCTATGAAGAAAACAGCGAGTGGTTTATATCTTCCTGAACAAACTCAAGAAAATGAAGAATACTTAACTGCCCATGGTGTAATACTTGACCACGGACCATTAGCTTGGTGCGAACGAGAATCTGGTCGTCAATGGCATTATGGTCGTTGGGCAAATATAGGTGACCACGTTACATTTGGAAAATATGCAGGACAAAAGCTAGTTATTGGTGGAGTCAAATTGCTTCTTCTTAATGATGACGAAATAACATCTGTTGTGCCAGAAGGTTGCAACATTCAAAATTATATACCATAGCGAAAGGACTTGGAACGCACCATGATAGATGAAAATGAAAAACAGGAGGATCTCCCTTTAGAATTAGAGATCGATACATCAGGAGAAACTGTAGAAGAAACTTTTGGTGAAGATGTAGAAGTTACTGAAGACCCACCAGAAGAAAAGAAAACGAAAGAAGAAGATTCTGGTTATAGTGACAGAGTTCAAAAAAGAATTAAAAATCTCGTTACACAAAGAAGAGATTCTGAAGCAAAAGCAGCAGAAAAAGATAAAGAAGTTTCAGAACTTAAAATGAGATTAGCCAGACTAGAGCAAGGAGACCAAAATAGAAATAAAGAGCAATTTGATAAGCACTATGCTTCTATAAAAGAGTCTATGAAATCTGCAATTGAAGAAGGTGATACTACAAAACAAGTTGCATTTGCTGAACAATTAGCAGATATGAGAGCAACAGTTAAAGTTCAAGAGCTTCAACGACAGCAACAGTTTCAGCAGAGAACTCAATCGCCAACAGTCGGCAAAGCAGCACAACCACCAGCACCAGCTAAAGCAATGGATTGGTGGCAAAAAAATCAATGGTTTAATGGTAGTGGTTTTGAAAGAGAGACAGCTGCTGCAAGATCAATTGATGTGCAATTAGATTTAGAAGGATATGACAAAGACAGTCCAGAATATTATTCAACTTTAAATAATCGTTTACGTAAATTGTTTCCCGAGTTAATATCATCAGAAGATGATGCTAGTAAAGCAAGACCAAAAAGCAGGAGTCGACAACCTATAACTCCGTCTGCAGGAGGGTCTAGCAAGAATGCAGGGAATAGAGTGCAAATGTCAAAGGACCAATTACGTATGGCAAGAGAATTAGGGTTAACTGGAAAAGAACAACTTAACGCATACGCAAGCGAATTGCGATCAAATTCTAGGGAGAAATCATAATGGCTGAAAAACGTAATGTCAGAGCACAAGAAACACAAAATAACATTAGAGAGCAAGAAGCTCGAGATGAAACTAGCTGGAAACCACCTTCCGTTCTAGATGCACCTCCTCCGCGAGATGGAATGGTACAAAGATGGGTAGCTACCTCGATTCTGGGGAAAGAAACTCCTGACAATGTCTACAAAAGAAGACGTGCTGGTTGGGAACCAAGATCTGCTGATAGTGTTGGAGATTTTCCAATCCCCACAATTAATCACGGACAATGGAATGGATGTATCGGTGTTGAAGGGATGATACTTTGCGAAATGCCTAAGAAAATGCATATTAAAATGAAAGAATATATGCAAGGAAAAAGTCATGAGCAAAATGAATCTTTAGGCAATGAACTTCGTTCTGTTGAAAGATCAGGAGGAATTCCGATTCACGAGGATCGTAAAAGCTCGTCTAGTCGTGGCAGGGATCTCTCTGTCATGGAAGATTAATTTTAACTTAACGAGGTAAAGAAAAATGGCAAATAAAGATTCAGCATTCGGCTTCGTTCCTACAAGGCACATGTCTGGAAATTCACCACGTACAAATAAATATACAATTTTAAGCGGACTCGCTGAGAACATTTTCTCTGGTGATGTTGTAATGCTTTATACTGATGGAACAATTCAACCATCAAATGGAGCATCAGAAGCAGATAAAACAATTGGTATATTTGGTGGATGTTCATACACTGCGTCAGATGGCTCTTATATCTATAATGATATTTGGCCAACAGGGACAGTAGCAACAGATATCATTGCATATGTTTATGATGGTCCAGACATTGTGTTTAGAGCACAATCTGCAGGAACACCAGCGCAAACCAATATTGGTAATTGTGCAGATGTAACTGTAGGCACTGGTTCAACTGTAACAGGGACTTCAGGTTCTGAAATTTCAGGAACAATGGCAGACACCCAAGCATTGTGCAAAATAATCGCTCTTTGGGATGCCCCAGAGAATTCATTCGGAGCCAACGCAGTTATGGAAGTGCTATTAAATGAGCACATTTTAGCCCATAATTCCGCTGGTGTATAATAGGAGAGTAATATGTCACTACATAGAGCCCAATTTGCGAAACTGCTCGAGCCTGGACTAAATGCTCTTTTCGGTCTTGAGTACGCACAATATCCAGAAGAATGGAAAGCAGTTTTTGCTTCTAATTCTTCTAACAAAGCTTTCGAAGAAGATGTTCTTTTAGAAGGTTTTGGTAACGCACCAGTGAAAAACGAAGGTTCAGCAATTTCTTATGATAATGCAAGTCAACAATGGACAGCACGTTATCAGCACCAAACAATTGCATTAGCTTTCGCAATTACTGAAGAAGCAGAAGAAGATGGTCAATATGGTTCTCTTGCTTCACGTTACACAAAGGCATTAGCACGTTCAATAAATTCTACTAAAGAAATAAAAGCTGCTAATATCTTAAACTTTGCAACAACAGCAGGTTACACAGGTGGAGATGGTAAAACACTTTTAGCTACTGACCATCCAACTAATAATGGTGACCAAAGTAATACATTAGCAACAGCAGCAGATTTAACTGAAACTTCTTTAGAATCAGTTTTAATTGCTATTGCAGATATGAAAGACAATCGTGGCTTGCGTGTCGCAGCACAAGGCACAACTCTTGTCATTCCAACTGCTTATGTATTCCAAGCACAAAGGCTGTTAGAATCTACAGGCAGAGTTGGAACAGCTGACAACGATATCAATGCTATCAACAAAGGTGGTTATTTACCTGATGGATATCATGTGATGCGTCGTTTAACTGATTCTGACCAGTGGTTTGTTAAAACTGATGTTCCTGATGGTTTAAAAATGTTCACTCGTACACCTTTAAGAAAAGGTATGGAAGGTGATTTCGAAACAGGTAATGTTCGCTATAAAGTTCGCGAACGTTATTCATTCGGATGGACTGACTGGCGTGGAATTTTTGGCTCTGAAGGTCAAACATAGTAGTAAAAAATCAAGGGAGTTTAATCGCTCCCTTGATTAATCTATCATGGCAGAAATAGAAAAATCAAACTTAAACTGGTTTAATGCTCTTCCTTTAGAGCAGCAAGAAATTTTCAACAAATATTACCCAACTGATGAAGAAAAAATAGCTTGGAACAACATGGGACAACCATTTCAATATGATGGTCCATATGATTATCCTATGGAAATTGATCCGATGACAGGGATTGGTCCTGGCAATACTACTAAGATGGTTAATTTTCAAATTAATCCTAAACTAGGGATGCTTGGTGAATTGACCATGGAAAGGAATGTTCCTTATGAGGACTTCAAACAAGATCCTAATCCTGCAAATTACACTTCTCTTGTAGAAACTCCTTATTATATGAAAACACTTCCTTTCTATTTTACTGGTGCAGCACCAATTGCTGCTGGTTTAGATATAGTAGAAGGAATATATGATGAAAATCCATTACAAGTTGCATTGTCAGCATTTGGTGTTAATCAAATTTCTAAACCATTACAAGTTATTTTAGCTGGTGGTGGTCTCGCAGGAACTCCAACGAGTGCTGAAGGAATTACAATAAGCAAAGCATTAGAATATTTAAAAAAACTTCCTATTTCTGCAAGAGGAGAACCACTTAAATATTCAGCAAATCAAGTTTTAAAAAGACTGGAGATGGATGGCAAAAATCCTGGTGGTGTTGGTCCAAATCAATGGAGAGCTATAAGAGAACATCTTGAAGAAATTGACTATCCTGTTAATGAAATTCAAAACTCCGAAAAAGTTTTAGATGATATTCAAAACAACACTTGGATGGATGATATTGAAACAAAGACAATACCTAATCCCCATGGAGATGGAGAGATAAGCATAACTAAATATACACCAGAGAAAGTTCTAAACAAAAAAACAGAACACAATGCAAAGCTTAGTACCAAAGATTCTGAATTGCACCTTGATAGCAATGTTAAGGGTGAAAATTCCAAAGGAGTTATTGCTCACACGATATTTAAAATTGATGGACCAAATCTTAATGTATTAGAATCTCAAAATGATGCACAAGCAGCAATAGCAACAACAGGACACAAAGGCACTGAAAAAAACGACAATTGGATGATTGCTACTAAAAAATTATGGGATTACATCCATCTAGACAAAATAGCTAATGGTGGTGATAGTGTTATGCCAAGAGGTGCTGACATTGTGGCTGGGCAAGGGATGCCAAAAGAGAAATTCAATTTAATAGTCAATCACCCTACTTTTGATTCTAAAAGTTTTGAGAAATGGAAATTAGCAAATCCTAAAAATTGGAAAATAATTGAAGGTGAACTTAATACTAAAGGATTTATTCTTACAAAGCAATTATATAATAATCTGATAGAGGTAGATGCTTTTGGTAATGTTTTACAAAACAAAAAATTTACTGGCTTTGATGATTTTGCAAAAAAGATGGGTGATATAGATCCTGGAGAATCGTTTACACCTAATCCAGAAACAGGCATGAAAGATATAAATATTAGAGAAGCTCCTTATAAAACTCCTTTGAATGATCCTAATAAACCAGAGCCTTGGGTTCAAGAAGAATTTTCTAAAATTTTAGATGATGCTGCTAATAATCCAAATATAGAGAGAGTTATTCTTCCTCAAGAAAAAGACCTTGTAACTAGATGGGGACGAGCAGGAGAAACAACTGTAACTATGTTAAAAAGTCTTTATGCAAAAACAATACCTAAAGTTTTAAACAAGATGAAAATCCCAATTACAAAAAATGAAAAATTTACTTACTCTAGAAAAAGTGGTGATGATCCTTTTTATAATTTACTAGATATTTATGGGACAGAAGGCAATGTTGTTAGGACTAATTGGACTGATGATCCTTTAGGTCCTGTAATTATGAGAAATCGAGATGGTGTTCCTGGTGGAAGAGCTCTTTCATTAATAAATGGTGTTGATAATTATGTTTATCAAAATAATGCATTTCAGTATCAATGGGGTCAAAACAATGTTAGTATTCCTAACATGTTAGATAATTATAGAACTGCACAGAAAAATGGCTTCGGAGATGAATTTTTAAATCAATTAGAAGAATTTAGTTCTGAAATTGTAAGAGTTAAACCAGAATCTGAAAAAGCAGTTGAAACAATCTTAGACATTTACAGAGCTGTTGATTTCTCAGCAACCAGAACTGCATTGGAGAAATCATTTGCAGACGGAGGAGAATTAAATAAACTGGAGGAACTTGTAAGAAAAGATTTACCTATTTCCGGAACATATTCAACAGCTACATTTACCGATGTTCTTAATAATTATTCTGATGCTTTTGCTTTAGCTCTTGAGAAAGCTTATAAAAATCTTCCTAAAGATAAACTTAAAATATTAGAAGATTCAGGTGTAATAAAAAAAGAATTTGCTCGTGGTGACAGTATAGAAATGACACCAGAACTAAGAGATAAGATTACACAGGAAGGCATATTCAGGAATTAAACATTTACTTTTAAACAGTTTTCAAGTAATAATTAAAGAGATCTGGGAATAATGCTCTAAAGACTGCCCCAGCAGACTCTCAGAAAGACTTTAGAGTGAAAAACTTTTTTGAGAAGGAATGATATTATGGCGAATACTACTTTTAATGGTCCAGTTAGATCCCAACATGGGTTTATAACTTTGACTACAAATCCAACAACAGGAATAGAAACTAAAAATTACCTAGGAACAAAACCTGATTTTACAGGACTAACAGCAGCATCAGTTGCAACAGCAACAAATATTAGTTTTACTCGTAATACAGTTAATGCTGTTGATTTTACAGGTGCAGCTGCATGTACAGTAACTCTTCCATCAGTTAGCGATGATAAAACTTTAGTTAATACTTGGGTTGTTTATGCACAAGCTGTTGACACTACAGGTGGAACAGCTACATTAAAATTTAAAACATCAGGAAGTGATGTCTTTAGAACAGGTTCTGTTTTTGAATCTAGAGCAGCAAATAAATTAACTTTCGTTACATCAGTAGCATTAAACAATACATTGACAATTACTCCAGCAAATGTAGTAACGAATCATGTAAGTATCGGCTCTTATATATATTTCAGTTGCACAGAAGCAGGTTTATGGAATGTTAATTTTGACCTTGCTAAAGATTTCGCAGCTTTAACAGGTGCAGCTGCATGGTCAACAGTATAATTTAATTAGGGAGTAAAGTTAATGGCAGATCTAGTTAAAATTAGCACAATAGACGATAATGTAAACGAAGTTGTCATGACTTTTAGCTATCAATATGTTGATACTGGTAATGAAGCAAGTGTTGTGAAAGTTACACCAGCAAATCTAGCAAAAAGTTCAAATGGGACAACTTGCACTGCATTAAGAATTGTAGAAGCATGGTGGGTTATTGCAGGGATGACTGTTGAAATTGAAGCAGGTGTTGCATCTGGAGCAAAACCTATTTTATTAAATCTTACTGATGTTAATGGTAGTTACCAAGATTATAGTCTTTTTGGTGGATTGCCATCAACTATAAGTTCTGGAGGAACTGGTCCTACTGGTGTTATAAAATTTACAACAACAGGTGCTGGTGCAGTTTCAGACTCTTATCAGATAGCATTAAGAATGAAAAAGGTGTATTAGTGGCAACATCAGGAACAGTAACTTATAGACCAGATATTGAGGAAATTATTTCTGAAGCTCTAGAGAGATGTGGAATAGATCCTCAAACACAAACAGGGTATAAAGCAGATTCAGCAAGGAGAAGTTTGAATCTGCTTTTTTCTGAATGGGCTAATCGTGGTTGGAACTATTGGAGAGTTGAATTAAAAACTGTAACTTTAGTTAAAGACCAAATTGAATATACTTTGGATCATGGTCTTGTTGATATTGTTAGTATAGTTTACAGAAGAGTTTCTGGAACAGAGAGCACTGACCAAGAAATTAATAGAGTCGCAATTCAGGATTACAATTCACTTCCTACTAAAACAACTAGTGGAGTTGCTTCTCAATATATGATGGATCGTCAATATACTCCGAAAATTAAACTTTGGCCAGTTCCAGACAATGCTGTCGACACATTACAATATTATGGAGTTTTTCAAGTTCAAGATGTGACAAAATCTAATCAAGATGCAGATGTTCCTTATAGGTGGAATGATTGTATGTGTGCAGGATTAGCTGCAAAATTAGCTCTTAAATTTGCACCAGATCGTGCTGCAGGATTATATGAGCTTTATGAAAGAGCATTTGGATTTGCTTCTGCAGAAGAAGGACCAAATGTTTCAATAAGAATTAGACCAACAGGATTGAATTTGTATTGATATGACAAGATTCGCAACAGGAAAAAGAGCACTAGCAATATCAGACAGAAGTGGATTCCGACTTAAATATAGGAATTTAAAAACTGAATGGAATCATCTTCGGGTTGAACCAGAAGAATACGAACCAAAGCAACCACAGTTAAAACCTTCTAAAAATGTTATTGATGCTGTAGCTCTTTTCCAGCCAAGACCAGACAATGATCCTACTAATATTGTAATAAATTTGCAATATGGTTGGTTTGATAATAATTTATCTCACTCTGATGTCCCTCAAACTTTAGACTCTACGCAATATAGAAAACCTCTTTTCCCAACAGGGCACAGTGCAATAGGCTCTGTTTTTATAGATTTCTCTCAAGAGGTTTTCCCAACAGGAATTAGAGTTGTTACTCAAGTTGCATTTACACCAGCTGAATATTATATAGAACTTTCTATAACAGAAATTGGAGTTAAAGGTGAAGGTAAAATAGGAATTCTTCCAGGATTTACAACAGAGCAAGTTGTAACAGGTGTAGCAGGAACAGGAACTATCGGAACATATGGAGAAAGTGATGGTCCTAATTTAAGTATAACAGAGACAGGAGTTAATGCAACAGGTGCAATAGGGTCAGCAGTACCAAACCCAGACCACAACCGATGGGGAATTGGTCCTTGGGGGAATGGTGCTTGGGGAATAAGCAATCCAGCACCAGATGTTGATGTTATTGGAGTTAATGCAACAGGTGCAATAGGAACGGAACAAGTTTTCCTTGGTCATACAATTAATGCAACAGGAGTTGAAGGAGAAGGTGAAATAGGAACAGCTTCTGTAACAATAGCTACAACTTCTTGGGGTGATGAGTCTTGGGGTGATGATACATGGGGGCAATAAATGAATTATAGTGAATTAGTAACACAAATTAAAAATTTCGTTGAAGATGACAGCACTGAATTTGCAGGATCTATAGATGCAATTATTGCACAAGTAGAAGAAATGATATTTCAGAGAGCACCAAATCTTCCTTGTTATAGAGGTTCATCTTCTAGCAACACAGTTAAAGGAACATCTTCTTACACTATTGCAACTGCAAGAATGATAAGGCAACTTGCAATAACATCTTCTAGCAATGTCGTATATTTGAACCATAGAATAGATTCTTATTTAAAAGATTACTGGCCAAATTCAGCACTAGAAGACCAACCTGAATTTTACAGTACAAATTCAGCATCAGTGTTAGGAACAGTCATAACCATGGCACCAACGCCAGATGCAGTCTATCCTTTCACTGTAGACTACATAGCACCTGAAACTGGTTTATCTTCAGTGAATACAACAACTTGGATTAGTAACAATGCTGTTAATGTTTTATTAAGTGGTTGTTTATATGAAGCTAGTGCTTTCCTAAAAGCACCAGAAACGTTATCTTTATATAAAACTCAGTTCGACGAAGCGATTGCGATGCTTCAAGAAGAGATGAAACGTATTTATGCAGCAGAATACAACGGAGGAATATAATGGCCATATCACAAGCAATGTGTACAAGTTTTAAAGCAGAGTGTTTAGATGAGCAACACGATTTAGTTGCAGATACTATAAAAATTGCTTTGTATACAAGTTCAGCATCTTTGGGTGCAGCAACAACAGCATATAGCACATCTAATGAAGTGTCAGGAGCAGGATATACTGCTGCTGGGTATACTTTAGTCAACAAAGTCGTATCTACATCAGGGACAGTAGCATATTTTGATTCTGATAATCCAGCTTGGAGTTCAGCATCATTTACAGCGAATGGTGCATTAATATACAATGCAACAAATAGTAATAAAGCAATTGCTGTTTTAGCATTTGGTGGTGATTTCACAGTAGCAGGTGGAACTTTTACTATTGTATTCCCAGCTCCAGGGACAACAGCAATAATAAGGATAGATTAAAATGGCAAGTACATATTCAACAAATTTCGGCATCGAAGAGATGGCAACAGGCGACCAGTCTGGAACTTGGGGAAACACAACAAATTTTAATTGGGGTATAATAGATAGGATAACAGCATATAAATCTGTAGCTCTTTCTGATGCTTCTACTGCAACATTAACAGTTAGAGCAGCATCTCCTTCTTCTGGATCTAGTAATGTTCAAGATGGTATGTATCGTGTAATTAAATTTACAGGAACATTAAGTCAAAATTGTACGATAACCATCGCACCAGCAACTACAACAGCATATTTTTTAATTGAGAATGCTACTTCAGGTGGATATAGCATTCTTATGTCTCAAGGTAGTGGTGCAGCAAAAGTAACAATCGCTAATGGTAAAACAAATATTGTTTATTGTGATGGAAGTGATGAAGTTGTCTCTATTACAGATAAACTTGCTTTTGGCAATCTTGCTTTTAGTGGCAATACAATTTCAAGTACAGACACAAATGGAGATATAGATATAACTCCTAATGGTAATGGAAATATTCAATTAGAGTCTGATCTTATTTATCTAGGAGGTGGTTCTGAAGATGGAGTTTTATCTTCAAATGGAGCTTATGATTTATTATTAGAAACTAACTCTGGAACTAACTCTGGTAAAATTAGGATTGTAGATGCTGCAAATCAAAATATAGAGCTAGAGCCAAATGGCTCTGGAGAAGTTTCAATAGGTAATGGTGGTGCTTCTGGAAAAATTACTTCTAAAGGAGCTTATGACCTTGAATTGGACACTAATGGTGGGACAAATTCAGGTAGCATTAAAATTGTAGATGCTGCAAATGGTGCTATTGAACTTGCTCCAAATGGAACAGGAAAGGTTATTGTTAAAGGTAACACAAATCCAGGAACAGTAATATTTAATTGTGAAAGCAACAGTCATGGCCAAACAGTTAAATCTCAACCACATTCAGCTAGTGTGACAAATGAACTAACTCTTCCTGCTGGGGGCAACCAAGAAATAGCTGGGACAACTGCTATTCAGACTTTAGTTAATAAACAACTAAAAGATTATGCTGAAACTGTTTATGCTAATGGTTCTAAAACAGGAGCTTTTGATTTAGATTTAGATAATGGTAATGTTCAATCTTTTACTGTAGGTAGTGGCACTTTTAATGTAGGAATTACAAATTCATTAGCAAGTCAATCTAATTCTATAACTCTTATTATTACAAATGGTGGTGCTGGTACACTTACATTTAAAGCAGGAGCAAATGGTGCTGGTGGAAACTCTGCTAAATGGGCAGGAGGAAGTGCTCCTACATTAACTACTTCTGGGATAGATATTTTAACCTTTACAACTTTTGATGGTGGCACAACCTACTTTGGATTTGCTGCAGGATTGGCAATGGCAT